GAACAGCTTGTCGTAGACAGGAGCAGTCCAAGCTGCACGAAGATATGCGGCGTTTAAGATCGAGTTGATGAAGGTGGTGCCCCGATGCCCGCTCATCAGGGTGCCGTAAACCTTCTTCCACTCGCCTGAGACCTTGCAGTAGGTCTGGTCGAACGAAGAAATCAAAACAGAAGAGAAAGCGGTATCGACATTGAGCTTGGAACATAACTCACGGATAACAGTTTGCATACTGGCAGTACTGTGGTGAGAGTTGAAATCGTCGTAATCCAACATCAAGTTGACGCCGCCTCCCAAAAAGGAGCGCCGAACACGGTCGGCAATAGAGGAATGACCACCACCCCCAGGGTCGAGGAGGACACGTCGGTTGCGCCAGGCGCGTTGCACGGGCCCTAACAACCACTCGAAAGCGAAGTAGGATCTAGTATCGCACGCGTAAATAGCGCGACTTTTACCGTGCTCCAGCTTCTCCGAACAGGAAACGAGAGTCCTGCCAGACCAACTCGGTATTGGGTTCGAGGTGCACGCCTCGGCCGCCATGCGACGGTAAGTCTGAGTATGGAAGCGAGTGAGTTGTGAGTGGTCGATGCCGAGCTCTGCAGAGGCGGCGGGTGAGTGAGACCCGTTGACACACCATAGCCAGCGTTTATCCCAGAACTCGTCCATGTCGGGCAAGACGCACTCACGCAATTCATCATCGAGGATAGCCCTTACATGCTTAGCCAATTCGTGTTGATCACAGTGCAGGACCTTTGCGGCCACGCCTTCAGGCGAAAGCCGGTAATCGCGGTCCTGCGAGAGGTCAACGGAAGCAGCGAGTCTTCCAGCAAGAACATTACCCTCCACGAGCATACAACCGAAGGTGCACTGACTAGCGCCGACGGCTTTGAGGACAGTGTTCATGGACTTAGCAAATGATGGATCGGTGACATACTTGAACGCTATGTCGTAGCCGAGACGAGGGAGGTGAGAAGATAGACCGAAACCGAAAAGACAAAAGGATTGCATTACGTCGTCGTACACGGAACCACCTAGTAAGGCAATGAACCGACCCACGGACGCAGGCGAGAGAGATTGAGACAAGGAAAGTAATAAAGGAGCGAGGCGTAGATTGCCTTTAGAGTAAACAGCCGCGTGTTTCTTCTTCGGGAATAGAGCGTGTCTAAAACGCTTATCCCGAATGACGCGGAAAAACAAAGAAGAACAACTGTGAAGGGAGTCGATAGAAAATTTCTGAGAAAAAGAAGAACATATAGCAAGGAAAGGCGCTGAGGCGGCAGCGTTCCAGACAAACCCCCGCTCTAAACCAGCAGCAGTGTAAAACAACTCAGTCAGTGAGGACTGATCGACATCGCACTGTAGCGGGAAAGGGAGCGAGAGCACGGCAGACGCGATAGGGAGTAGCGGGTGGGAGGAAGCTAATCTGCCGAAAGAGGAGAAAACCGATGTGGCTGCGCCACCAAAATCATAATCGAATGAGCCAGAATACGAGGAGAGACCGAAAGACCTGAACAGAGAGAGGAGTACCGAACCGACTTGACCGAAACGGTCAGCCCGTTCGGCTAATTCAATATCCTGTTGCGACATTTATTTACTGTCGCGCACTCTGAGAGGCAGAAGATTCGGGGACAGGCCAAGGGGTAGACGGGTTAGACTCGGAGCGTTCGGTGGGACGAGCTCGTTCAGAAGCGGCACCCCCACCGACATTCACACCACCCTCACGAGCAAGGGTTGGTGCACGGACAGCTGTGTACTGAGGAGCGGCACTGACAGGCTCAGCCTGGTCGCCGTGAACATCAGCGACACCTGGATCGAGCTTTTCAACCTTTCGATCGACACGGTCAGCAGTCTGCTGCTCCGTATCGGCCGGGAGGACGACGGGATCGAGTTTTACGGTAGGCGCGTTAAGACGGGGGGGACAAAAAGAGATAGGCATGGCAGCATGGTCGGCCCGACCGAATGTGCCATATCGAGCGTTAGCGGCGGCAAGCTCACGAGTAGCACGAGTACGAGCACGGCGGACAGAAGCATCGTAGGAGTTAGATTTACCCACCTTAAGGCCGGTGGGGCGGCTTACGTTAATAGTAACCTTGGATGACAAAAACTCCGCAGTAGTCGGTACGTGTTCGAGTGACGGTATACCATCATCGTCGAGCGATACGTGCGACACATAGATGCCGAGGGTGGCATTCAGATTAAGGAATTCACCAGGCGCGGGGAAAGGGGACTGACCGCGTGTCCAAAGATAGGAACTGATGGGTGAGTCAGCTTTTAGACGGGCCTCAACAGTACCAGTAGCGTCAGTACCACCAGGCTGGACTATACCCATCGGGTCCATTTGGCGTACACGCACGGACGAAAGTCCGTTCAACGAGTTACCGAGCCAGTGGTACAGCATAGGCGTAGTGCGAGCAGAGCGGACCTGGACGGCGAAAGCTGACGCATAAGCGTCGCAACTGCCGTACGGCGAGATCGATTCGAACAAAGGATGTGAGACATCAGTGCCGACGTCGCCAAGCGAACAAGATCCAGCAAGCCTAGCGCGTTCAGGACAAAAGGAGATCGGCAGCAACGACGTAGGCTCAATCCAAAAGAAAGGAGTGACCGATGCATACTTGAGGTGGCGGTTATCATCTGGGATAGAGATGGCACAAGCACTCAAATGACGAGCAACGTGGTGCTCACCTCCGCCACAACCAAAAATACGACCGAGGACTCCAGCATAGTTGTTGCCAAACTTATCCATGACGGAGTTAATTTGGGATCTGTGCCTGGCGACCATAGCATCGGTTCCAGCCAGATTCGCGCCAGGGTCGACCTCAGGATCAGAAGCAGTGGTGCCGTTGGACAAAAACGGGAAGATAGAACCACGGAGCTCCACACAAGGGTCGGCGAAAGCGACACCAGCAGCGGTGGTCAGCAAGATAGCATCGCAGTAGGCAGCGACAGCATTGAAAGATCCGGTTTGTAGGGCAGGGATACCGGTGTATACGTCGAGACCAGAGTGTATGCCACCAAAGGGAGGCGAGAATGCGCCACGGCGGAAAACATCGCGCATGAAGCCCCCTTCATCGGTATGGCCGACAACGGTCAGCACACTGTGGAGGCCGCGTGCCAAGGCATATCCGAAGAGAGATCCAACGTTGCAAGCAGCCATGTTGCCGCCGAGGATACGAAGACTGCCAACAATCGCGGCAGTGAGGGCAGACCCGGAGACAGACGAGATCAACGGACGACGGGTAGTGGCATCGAGCTCGACGACGTCAGTCGCCACAGCACTGCCTTCGCCGGCAACGGCGTTAGCCAGGACAGAAAAAATATTCTGATTCATCTGCGTCTCGACAAGACGTGGGATGAACACAGCATTGGTGAGAGCAGTAATAGGGGCGTCGGCCGCACCGAGAGTATGGATAGTCAACTCATTGGTCGAGCGCAAGTGCGACGACTCTAGATTATCATACAGACTAGCACAGGCCAATGCTTTTCCAAGACGTTCAACAACGCCGGCCAGATTAGTGATTTCAAAAACAGAGCTGAAGTTGGAGTACTTACGAGCTAAGTTTATGAAATCATCACGCAGATCAGCGTGGGTGTCGTACATCGCATCGTATGAAGCTGTTCCGACAGTAGCAACACCGAGCGCATCTTTGATGTGCTCGTAAACCCGGCCAACTTCATATTGGATAGACACAACGCGGGATTCAGAGTTGTCCTGCAGGACGGCAGAGGTTCGGGCGGTAGCAGCATAACGCCGGTACTCGTCCTTCTTGACTCGAGGATTGCCAACTGGAGCGCCAAGAACTCCAGAGAGGAAGTGGTTAGTGACCACGGCACGGGGAACGGTAGGTTCAGAAGACATAATTTCCGTTGAGCTGATACTTGATTCGAATATGTAGGGATCAACGGAACCCTCCTCCTACGATAGACAAACCTGCCCGGACAGAGCGCGCACA